CCTTCCGTTTGCCTTAATTACCAATGCGCCAATTGATCGTACTAGTACTATACTCCAGTCAGGGGTTATTTTCCTGCAATCCTTCATGTTTTCGACTGATGGTATATCAAATGAAGAATTTAGCTCTGGAATGGTGTATTCGGCAGTCGGCTGTGGCCGGACTTTGGTTGGTTCTGGCGCAACGTTCACATTACTGTGATCACGTACCTGGGCTTGCACATGTGGCTTCCCCCACGCATTCACCATATCCACAGCATTTTTTGGTTTCGAAGATTGTTGTTGAACCGGGTTCTTCACGTGCGTAGTCGGCACCACTGGCGTGCCACTATCGGGCACTATCTTGAAACCACCTTGCTCAATGCGTGTGTTCATGATAGTTATTATTTTGGATTTCTTGTCATCAATGGTCTTCTTCGCATTCTCAACTGTTTGCGTAGCTTCGTTTAATATAGCGAGGCATTTACTGAGTTCATGTGCTTCATCTGACAAACGGGTGAACTTTTCCAATATTTTATCACCGGTGTCATCAACCAACTTCGTGCTCTGGCCATCACATACTCGTTTGATGTCATCGGCGATTGTGCGAAATTTGATTGTTAAGCCAGGTACTAAACTGCATCCATCCACTTTGTGTTCCACTTTGGGTAGTGTACTTTTGCTGTGTGCTGGGCAACATTTGGGTTGTTTTGGCATATTTTAATATAAATAACGGCAACGATATATTCGGTTATATTAAATTCAAATTTAGTCTTTAATATTGTAAATCGGTAATATTTCGCACATGTTTTTGGCTCGCCTTGAATAATTTGAAGATTTTCAAGACTTGTTTGCTTAATCGACCTACTGGATCATGTCGGCGAATATCGGCAGTGTTCATCCATTGTATGTCTTCTATTTCTGATATCTGTTGGTTGGTCATAAATGACACATGTGGGTTAGTTTTCGCATATGATTTTGACACGTAGTATTTGTTGATATATGTTGTCCCCATATTGATATATGACTCAGTGACCGGGCTGATTTGGGTTAATACTCTGTAGTGGGATGGCTTCATGCCGGTTTCCTCTCGGAATTCGCGAACTGCGCAATCCAAAGTTATCTCGTTTTTGCACTTACGCCCCTTTGGGATCTCCCACAACAGTTCGGAATTATGAGTACCGTTGATAATGGTTCGCAACTTGCGACCGCCATCAACAACGAACGTTGATTCGAACTTATTTTTCTTCTTTATATATGCGTTAATATCGCCTTTAGACATTCTATCATTGTTAATGTCTAAATAATCTGGGTAGTATAGCATGACGCGGTACCATAACTGACCATATTTCAATGACAGTATATCGACTTTCTCAGAATACGTCATACCATTGAATAAGAATTTAACTCTCTTTTCATCACGTTTGCTGTAATGACCCAGGACAAACGCGACGAAGTTATATGTACATCGTTTCTTGACAAGTAGTATTTCATAACACTTACGTGTGTTATTATATCTGCAACATGCAAGACCGGCTGATCTTTTCACGATACGTTGCCGTTTTATGTTGTCCATAATATATAAGTGGACAATATACATTCAGATGGATTTACCAGCAACTGTGAGCGAATGCTCTCTTGATATGGGAAAAAACGGCGTATGCTCTGACACATCACTAATTGTAGAAATAGATGAGAGTTTGGGCATCGGTATTGTACGCGATGCATCGCCCACGCGCATCGACCCAAGCGATATGAAGGCGGTGATTGACAAAGCTAAGGTAATAACTAAATGTGACAGTGAGATGTGTGTATTGGACAGCAACCAAGTGCGACAAAAGGTTGATGCCGATAAACTGAAAAAGAACAAAGAAACGAAGTTCAAGCACCCGGGCCCGAGTAACAACACAAAATTGCTAAGCAACTTTAACATTGACACAGTGTTGAAAAATCTAACGCACGTTGATAAACACAAAGGGTTTTATCATATGGTGTTTCAGATGATCGACTTCAACGGATCCATGAGATGGCCACCATCTGAAATGGCGACTACTGACATATGTGCAGATATAATTGAGAAGGGGTATAACTGCATGGGTGTTGTGTTAAACACCGACAACCGTAGCGGTACTGGCAAGCATTGGTTCTGTATATTCTGTGATTTCAGAGGCAGTGGATCCCAACAGGACCCATACACGGTCGAATACTTTAACAGCTCGGGCAACTTACCACTTGAACCGGTGTTAGTGTGGCTTAACAAAACGGCCAAGCATATTTCACATCATGAGTTTGCATCCGGGGCCAAGAAGCGACACTGTGCTAAAGTAGTTGCATCGCGTGTGCGTCATCAGCAAAGCCAAACCGAATGTGGACTGTACTCGCTATACTATATATGGTGCCGGCTTAACAAAGAGCCTATCGAATCATTTCGTGGTCGTCCCATACCCGATGCAAAAATGACCGAGTTCAGAAAACATTTGTTTTATGACCCAAACGAGCCAAAAAAACGTGGTATTTGAGGATGTTATACACGATGACCCACATGAAAACGATGAAGATTCGTGATAGCGGTAGCGACATGATTGTAGAATTGTGATGATCGAATAGCATCGACAGTGATCGTATTTTAAATATCTCTATCATAAAAACATATAGTGGATATGAAATATTCAAAGCACCAATTAAATGTCATGCGAACCGTAGCCAATCGCAATGTTATCGTCGACGCGGTAGCTGGGTCGGGCAAGACAACAACGATATTGGGAATCGCTGAAAAATACCCAATGAAAAATATACTGTTGATCACGTACAATGCGCGCTTGAAAAAGGAGACGCGTGACAAAGTTGAGTCACTTGGGTATGACAACATTGGTGTGCACACATACCATTCAGCTGGGCAAGATCTATATACGGGGTCTGGCAAGTGCCGTGATGATATAGACATGCTCAAAATATTTGAAAATAACCTCGAACCAATATGTGATGTAAAGTACGGGTGTGTTATACTTGATGAAGGGCAGGACATGACCAAAATTCATTGGCAGTTGATATGTGTTATAATGCGCGACTACATGGAAGCTGAGCCATGGGTATGCATACTCGGTGATAAGTTTCAAAGCATTTATGAATATAATGGTGCTGACTGTCGGTACATTACACACGCTGACAAAATATTCACATTCAATGCCCGACAGTGGTCCAAGCTATCATTACCACAGAGTTTCAGAACCACCATACCTATGGCCGAATTCATCAACCTATGTGCCTTGCATGATACCGACCGCACGATTATATCGACCAAACCATCAGAGGATCTGCCAATATATGTACGCACTGCGAAACCCAAAGACATTGTTCCGCGGATCATGAAGGAATTAGAAACATACGAACCGGACGACATATTTATATTGGCCGCATCTGTCAAATGCATCGCTGAACAATCGAACAGTATGTACAACCCAATTGTGCAAGTTGCCAACACATTAACTAAAAATGGCATCAGCGTATATGTGCCAACGTCGGACGATTCTTCACTTGACAGTGATGTCATAAAGGGCAAGGTCACATTCGCGTCGTTCCATCAAGTGAAGGGGTTGGAGCGGTCTGTGTCATTTATACTAGGCTTTGATGAATCGTATTTTACATACTACGACAAGGATGGTGATCCAACAGTATGTCCGAACCCATTGTACGTAGCACTTACGCGTTCGACTGATAAGATGTATATGATTCATTTCTGCGGAGAGGGGTACTTGCCATTTTTGAATCTGGAACAGCTCACCACATACACAGATTACAACGACAGTCGTGGTGACATCAACCCCGTGATGTATCCGAACACAACATTCACACGTGCCAAGCGATGTGACTTGAATCGAAATGTGACAAAACTGTGCAAAAACATACGAACACACGTGTTGTCCAAAATCATAAATATGGTGAACATCGAAGTGATCTGTCCACCTGGTGACCGGATAGACATACCAATGAAAGTTCGCCAACACAACAACTCACATGAATTTATCGCAGACTTAACCGGCAATGCCATACCGACGTACATGCAAATAGTGACAGATCATAAATGTGACACCATTGATCAATATTTGAAATGCAGTGAAGGTGAAGCCAAGAAATTCGCTCGTGGTGCCAGCAAATATGACACACAACTTGCTGAAATTAACAAGATGATTCAATCGGGTAGTGGCATATCTGTCAAAGATTTGCTATATTTCGCAGTTCGTTGGGATGGGATGAACAATGGTTTGAAGTATCGAAAGAAGCAAATCACAAAATATGACTGGATAACGGAGGATCAATTAACCAAATGCTGCGACCGACTGCGAAAAACAATCGACACTGATGACCATGGGATGTATGAATCACCGTACACTAAATATATAACGCGTGCCGGGGTAAGTGTGGCAATCAAAGGTCGTACAGACATTGAAACTCATGACACAGTGGTTGAGATTAAATGCGTCAGTCGACTGCTGTATGTTCACTACGCTCAACTCATTATGTACATGTACCTGACCAACAACCGTGCAAAAAAATACTGCCTATACAACGTTCTGACTGATGAAAATATATCCATCAGTTGTAATGACGAAACATTGTGTGAGATTGTGAATATGATAGTCGATGATGATATTCGACACAATGACAAGGTTACTGATGCTGAATTTGTTGCGCAAAATTTAAGCTTTCGCAACTGCGATCCTATGATGATCGAATTGCGTCGATGAGTTGGTCGCGCTTCATGTTTGATATTTTTTTGATACCTTTGACTTTGGCCATTGTCACGAGTTCGGTCTTTTTCATGTCACATAATTGCTTGGGCGCTTCTTTGTCAGTGTATAATAGCGACATATCATTATCAAGTTCACCGGTTTCCATGAGTGTGTTAAAGTTCGATATGAGGCTGGTAAGTTTACAATTGGCGGTTTTGATTGACTCGTCACATCTGGTCAGCTCATTATCGATAGTTCGCTTGAGTGAGATTGACATGTTGGACAGGTGTCGTTTAATATTATCATTATCCAAGATACACTGTTTAATGACGTCTAGCTTATTTTCAACATATGTTATGACAAGTGCTTTGGTTTCTTTGGCGTCGTCTTGTAATTTGCTTGTGATGTCCAAACTGGCAACGATAAATAATATGGCCCAACTGAGCGACTCGCCGTCCGACCCCGCGTTGGACAAGTACACTGCGAATTTATCACCGATCATGCTGTGTTCGAATGTGCTGGACCGATTGGCGATGCCTGTGTTAATTGATATCATAACACCGGCATCGTACTCATTAGTTACTAAATCGTTGATGAATTTGTATTGCTCATGGGTGGGTACATTGTTTGAGTAGTTTTTGACTTCCACCATGATAGTTCGACCGTTCATCTTGACAACGATATCCCCTTTGCCGGATTCCTTGCCAGTGTGTTCAATCTCGGCATGCGGAAACAAACGACACATGTTGTTGAACACAGTGTCTTCACTCGCGCGACCTTTCGCGGCGGATGAGCCGGTCATGGTTACACTGAGTTTGTTTATCTCGTTCAATATGGTCAGGTATTGTGAATCATCGTGTGTATCATATTGATTATCAGCCTGCAAATCACAAACATCTTCGAGATGTTCGCACTGGATGATCTTGGCAGTTTTTATCCCGAGTTCGATGATATCTGTGAGTGACAGGCCGGACTCTTTGACCCATTCATAATCGGGGTGTGTGTTGTCGATAACCGCGTTCATCTCTTATACATACTTACGACGTATGTTTATATATTGATAATCAAAATTGTATTTTCACATAGTATAGTGATGGTATACTACCACAATAAACAATATCGACTTATAGGGTATGAAAAATCGAAACGCAAACGAAAGATGTATAATGCTATACTACTGAACAAAGAGACTGGTCGGGAAATAAGAGTACCGTTTGGTGACAACGCAATGGAGAACTACCGCGACAAGACTGGTCTGAATCTATATCCACACCTAATACATGGTGATAAAAACAGAAGACGGCTATTCCGGGCCCGACATAGTGGATACCTCAGAGACGGTTACTACAGCCCATCGTGGTTTTCATTCTACATACTGTGGTAATCTTTATTGGAGACACCCATAGCATAATACAATGACATTCACATCGCTACCCTCAGATCTTAATTATATCATCGAATACGGACCATGGTCCAAAGTGGTGTGTCGTGGTAGTATGACTGGGGTGTTCGACGGTTCTGAATTCAATGGCAACATATCTGAGTTGGATATTCAACGACTGTCAGATCAGTCAGGCCAACAAACCACTTCATATACAACGTGGTTAAGTTTTGATTTTTTTTGATACATATACGCGGAACATAGGTAGTACATATTCTACGTACATTACATGC